TAAACTGTGCAGTCTCGCACTTTTTATGCTCTACCACAAGATCCTCAGTGGCAAGCAGACGGGCAAGTTGTCCTTTGACTTCGTGATTAACAGACATTGGTGTGTTCTTTATCTTCAGCCATAATACGACGAAACCGCCCCATTGGAGCGGTTCATGTGACGCTTTTTGAACTGGGACAGGCGTGCTTTTGCCTGACGCAGTGCTTGCGGTTTAAGTTTTCGTTTTTGTTCTTTCTTAGAGTGGTGAAATCGGTTAGGGACTTGCATTGTTCTTAGATGAATCAGGACATCATACACGAGAAACCTTTGACTTTATCAAACTTTATGACACTTTGAAATTTGTCCTCCATACCAGTCTTATGGGAAATAATAAAAATATTAGCATCTTTAATGACATAACGAATAATCTTGAGAAACTCATCAGTTCCTTGACTGTCAAGAGAACTATCAAATACTTCATCTAGAATCATAAGGTTTGTAGAAACTGAATTTTTATATTTAGCTACTTCTCTCCATGTGAATAAAAGTGCTAAATCAATTCTCTGCTTTTCACCTTCACTAAATGAAGCATAAGAAAAGTCTTCATGAATAGGTGATTGGACGGTTTCGTTAAATTCTTCATCAAGAGTAAAGTTAATGTAGAAGTCCATCATTTGCAAATAACGATTCACCTGCTGATTAATCAAAGGCAAATACTTCTTGATGATTTTAGTTTTAACTCCACCGTCTTTAAGCAAACTATACGAAAAATCGTAGTAGTTGATCGAGTCTTTTTTCTCCGCTAATTCAGAGTATGTTGTTTTTAAGTTTTCTTTAAAGGATTCTAATTTCTCATGTTCAATATTTCGGTTTTCAAGTTGATTGGTAATAGTTTGAATTTCATGTTCAAGGTCTCGGATTTGTCTCTGGTTGAGTGATATCCGAGTATTGTTTTGAGAAATTTCATTGTTTAGTTTTGAGATCTCCTTAGATAGAGCAATGAATTGACGCTCTCGTTCTTGTTCTACCTTTATAGATTCTTCTAGGTCTTGATAACCTTGTTGAAGTTCCTTTGCTTTATTTTGAGCGTCTTCAATTCTATTTAATCGAAACTCTTCTTCAATCGTTTGAGTGCAAGTAGGACAAACCGTATTTTCAGTAAAGAACTTATGCTCTTTAGTAATCGTAGATACTTTCTGAGACACTTTACCTTTTAAATTATTCAGTTTTATTAACTTATCATCGGCACCAATAACATCTTCTTGCTCTTTGACATACTTGTATATTTCTTCCTCAGTAACTGCATTTTGAGTCATATAAATGCCAACTTCACTATCTAACTTGGCAATCTTTTCTTTATTGGTATTAATATTGGCATTGCCACGGTTCTCCAGTTCTTCAATAAAGTTTTGTTGCATCTCCACTTTATCTTTGAAGGATTCCTTTTTCAACTCTAAAGTTTTAATTTCTTCTCTTGTTTGACGAATCTTTTCTTTGATAATGGTATTCATAGAAGAAAAGATTTTAATATCCAATAGATCTTCAATGACTTCGCGGCGATGAGCAGCAGGAAGTTGCATAAAGGGGACAAAAGTACTTGAACCCAAAATGACAATTTGAGTGAACGACTTATAGTTCATTTTGAGAACTGTTTGTTCCAACCATTTCTGCTGATCCAAAGCAGCTGATGATTGGTCTAAAAGAGAATCATTTCGATAGATTTCAAACACTGCTGGTTTGATGCCGCGAATAACTTTCCAGTTTGTTTTGCCAATTGAAAATTCAACTTCAACTCTACAATCCTTTTCATTAACACTATTGACAAGTTGTGGTTTGTTAATCTTGCGAAAAGGTTTACCAAATAATGAAAAGGTAAGTGCATCCAAAATGGTAGATTTTCCAGCACCATTTGTCCCAACAATCAATGTTGTTGTATTTTTTTGAAAATCTATTTCAATTGGTTGGTTGCCAGTTGATAGAAAATTTTTCCAAGAAATTTTTTCAAATAAAATCATTATCGTCGGGGGGAATCACAAGATCATCTTTAGTAATTATAGTATATTGATAATTATGCATTTCGCAAGTTGCAATAATTAAATCATCATCAATTTCAATTACATGCATTTCAGGATATCCATCATCTTCTAACATTATAGCAAAACGAGTAGCATCATCCTCTTCTTCAAAAAGATAAAGAATTTGTTCTCCATCTTCATTTTGAACAGCATATGCACCCTCAGTTTCTCGACCCTCAAGTGTTAGAATAAACATTTAAATCATCTCACATGCTTCCTGATAAACATCTTGGATAATTTTTTGAATCGTAGATTTATCCATTCCAACCTCCGCTTCTTCTATATATCGATTTAAGATAGATAGAGTATCTTCATTTTCAAAAGCTTCAAACTCCTCTGACTCTTGAATCTGGAAGTTCTCTACAATTTTGAGTTCTGCAACATTAGAAGAATAAAGTTTATCAATAAACTTCTCAAATTTCTTTGGATCAGTTTTTTTTCTAACAATAACCTTTGCAATTTTGTTTTGATATTCTGTAGAATCAAATGTCTGATATGGAGTGTCTTCGTAGTAAATATTATAAAAAAGTCTATAAGGATTATTGACTGGCGTGAGTTCTAATGTTTCAGTATCGAAAATATGAAACCCACGTTGATCGCCTACATCAGTCCAAAACATTTCATAAGGATTTCCTAAGTAGAAGACTTTACCATCGGTTGATCGAGTATGATAATGTCCTGAGAAGACACGTTCGAATTTTTCAAATAGTTTGCTCTCCAGTCCATGCTCCATGACGAGTTGTCGATTAACTCTAAATCCCTGGAGTTCAAGATGCCCCATCGCACAAGTGCAAGTTGTCTTTTGAATAGTTTTAAAAGTAACTTCCTCATTTTCTTGATTGATCCAAGGAATAAAAAGAACGTTTAACTGATCTAATTTTACTTCAGTTGGTTGAGCATAAACCGTTACATTATCATATTCACGAAGTAGTAAATCCACAGCATTTACTTCGTTAGTATTTTTATAGTAACTGTCATGATTACCAACAATTAAATGCAATACAATCCCTCTTTCTTTGATCGGATCAAAAATATTATTCTTAGCCCAAGAGAGGGCAGAAAAATCAATTCCTTTCCTACTATCAAAAGCATCACCCATATGAATAATTGTTTTTATTCTTTCCTTGTCTATTGTGGGAAAGAAAACGTTATCGTAAAACTTTTTAAAATAATCATGAAAAAGTTTTGAGTTTTTTCTTGCACCATAATGAGTGTCGGTAATAATTGCGACTTTCATATTAATCAGAGTGTTGTTTCAAGTATAGCACAGCTTCTTGAAGCAAGTCAAGGTTATCATTAAAAAATCCCAATCCTTGATTGCATTTATTGCACAATAACCCTCTAATTTTTCCAGTTGTGTGGTTATGGTCTACTGCTTATTTATTCTATCAATATCTTAACTTACTATGAATCGCATCTTTGATGCTATTATAGTCGGAATAGTTTGATCCGTCAACCGAGCCGTCTTCAAAGACTTGATCAAATCCAGTTCTTTCAAGAATTTTATTTTTGATTTCCAGTTGCTTCTTTTCTTTCTGAATGCGTCTCAGGAATGCGTAGTGAATAATCTGAGTGAAGTAAGCAAAAGGATTCTGAGATTTCTCTGGATTAAAATTATGAATATACTGAACACAATTTTCAATGCCATCACAAATCATATCATCCTTAAACATGTAATTAACAAAATTTGGTTTAAAGGATAAATGAGTTGCAATCTTTAAAAAGCATTCCCCAATGTATCGTGGAATCTGAGGTTGCGGATTTCCTTGAATCTTCGCAATTTCTCTATCTTCCCTATACTTAATTAATGCGGCAAGAAATTCTTTGTTATTAACGTAATGTTCAGATCTTTTTCTTTTAGTCATTACTGCTGTTGTTATCATAAGACATTCTAATTTAATATGTAGGTATTATAACATCTTATACAGGGCTTGACAAGTCTTTAAATTATCAGTAGAATACCTTTGTCCGGTTTGAAGATGAGGCTTAGCTACTTTTAAAGATCTTTTCTAGAATTTCCTTAGCATCATTGACATTCGCTACGTATCCCATCTTTCTACTGATTTTTGATTGATTGTTTTGAAGTTTTTGATATTGACGAACATAAGATTGATACATGGAAATCATTTCAATATCATATGATTCAGACATAGTGAGGATATCATCCATGTTCAGAATGAACATGTCTTCGGAGGTTGTTTTAAGCCATGGTTCTAACTTATAACCACAGATTCCCATTCTCGTTTTAACTTCACTAATTGATGCAGGATAAGAAATTAAAAGGATTGTTTTATCTTCCATCTCTTCAGCACATACCTTAGCAAAAATTTCCTCTCCTGTTTTTAATTTAAGAGTTGCATAAAAATCTTCTTCCATCATTGTTTTAATTGAATTGTAATTATTTCATAGTTAAAATTTTCTTCATTATAAATTTTAATTCTTTCGATGAGGTGATTGAGAGTATAATTTTTTCTTGACTTGTACGTGCAATCGTCAGAAATATCATAAAGAATTGCTTTGGTTTTATTTTTTCCTTTTCTTAAAACTCTTCCGATACTTTGTAAATTTCGAATTCGTGATTTACTTGGCGAAGCAAAAATGACGTTGTGTAAATTTTTAATATTAATACCAGTACTAAATGTTCCGTAAGATGCAACAATTACTGCGTTATTTTCTTTTTCAGTAATTTCTCTTACGAGTTCTCTTTCTTCCGCATCCACTCCACCATGAACAAAAAATACTTTACGATCATCTCGCTTATGTGTATTTATCAGATTAAATAAGGGTTCTCCATGGGTGGCAACCCGACTATAAAGAACTAATGTATTTCCTTTGAGATCTAAAGTTAAATTGGAAATAAACTTGTTTCTTTTTTCGTGAGAGATAAGATATTGAATTTCGTCTTCATAAGTTTCAAATTTTTGTGGAGGATGTTTAAGAACAATGCAGTTAATATCTAATGTTGAAAGGTGTCCTTGCTCCATTAATTCTGCAGTCTTAGTAACCTTATAAGATGGTCCAAACAATCCTTCAAGAACCCATTTATGAGTTTGTGTACCATCAAGAGTTCCAGTAAATCCAAAACGATATTTTGCATGATGAAGTTTTGTCATGATAGATATAAGGGATTTACTCTTGAAAAGATGTGCCTCATCGCCTATAATAACATTGTAATCCTCAAAAAATGAACGTTCTAATTTATAAATTGATTGCCAAGTTGTGATTGTAACAGAATGTTCATTTGTTTTTTCTCTACCCGAATAGATACGGTGACAATATGACTCAACATCCCATCCATAGTCCTGGAAATCCTTGTACATCTGCTCTACAAGAGATGTCGTTGGGACAACTAAAAGAATTTTTTGCCCTCTATCCACATAGTATCTCACGAGGGCGTAAATCATCAGACTTTTTCCTGACGCAGTTGGACTTATCAATAGCTTTCGATTGTGTCGTAAAGCATCATATACTCCCTCTATTTGGTACTGTCGCGGAGAATGAGTACAAATAGATTGCATATAATCCTTTACGCCTTCATAGGAAATATTTTCATTTATTTCAAATGGAAGTCCATAAAACTTATTATCCTCAAACTTATATGTGTATCCATATTGATTACAAAAATTGACAATTTTATCTAAAAGACCGACATAGATTTGTTTGCTTCTTGTGTCAAATAAATGTATTTCGCCATTCCAGTGTTTATTTCTGTACTGAGGCATGAATTTCATATTTGGAACTTCAAATTTGAAATGATCTCTCAGTTCATACTCAATATGAGGTTCTGTTCGTATCTTAAGAAAAACTTCGTTCGACTTACTGATAACTAAGTTTGTATTATCAACCATAACCTGCCTGGAATTTTACAAATTCAATTGCATTTTTAATTTGGTATGTTCTATTTTGAATTACCTTAAGAATGCTCTCTAAGTAATTTAGCATAGTTTCATAGTAGTCAATTTTGAGATTGACATTAGACAATTTCTCATCCGCATCCAAATATTTTTGCATCGTATCCTTATCCCTGATTTTTTTGGGAAATGGATTCTCTACATAGACATCTGGATCTGCTTTTCCAGCATAATATTCATATCTTTCGTGACGAATATTTCTTTTTTGCTGCTCTGCCTTTTTCTTGAGAAGAACTAAATTGTTATAAAGATCAAAGTATTTTGCATGTAGTGCTGGAATGTTTAAAGATTCTGTATGAAGATTATCAATATCAATTTTGGAATCTTTTTCCCACATACTTTGAATCATATCAAGATCAATATTCATAAGGGATCGCCATTTAAATCAACTATATCGTAGATAGTATACTTGAAAGATACGTCTGCTGTAAAGTATTGAACATCAGTATCGGTTGCATTAAACTCAAGTGTGGATAATGAGTATGGCCACAAATCCTTAAATTTAATTTTAAAATTTGTATTATTGCTACTTGTCATTACTTGCAAAGTTCCATCAGAGTAGATATTCATCATTTTTGATGATGAAGTATTGACTTTGGATTGTTTGTTTTGCAAATCATAGATTTCTTTCAAAGACTCTGGATATCCAAGGCCCCTCATCCAGTTTTGAATTTCCATGTAATTTTCAAGATCTTCATCTACGAGAAATCTCAAAGTAAAATCTTCAAAAACAATTTTATCTCCAGGATTATCAATATCTTTAAGATAAGATGGTTGAATTGCTACACCAAGAGTCATTCCTGGAATATTAGCCGTATTACTTAAAAAAGCAACTTTGGGCGCCCTATTTAACATGAATTTAAAACCAATCGGGGACAGAAAGTTTCGATTCTGTATCTGATTATTAAATGCGTTACCGACTGCCATCTTTTTCTAACTATTTAGATAAAAAAAGAGGGTCTCGAAAGACCCTCTGAGTTCTCTTGTGAGAATGACTCACATGAGGTTCTTAACAGCAACGCGACGATAGTAGCGGTTGCTGTTAACGCGAAGACGACCCAGACCTTGATCAGTACCTTCTGCAAATGGGTTTGCAACGATACCGTAGCGGGTCTTAAAGCCGATCTTAGGCTGGAAGGTGTTCTCACCAACGGCACGAACCATTTGGAGAGGAACATATGGGCAATAGAACAGACCAGCATCATAAGGGGAAGAACCCTTATAACCAACAACGTAGTATTGGTTGCTGCCTTGTGCCAGACCGCTGTTATCAGCAGCCAGGTTTGCCGAATATGGGTCAATATATACTCTGTACTTACCTTGGATTGTACCAGCGAAAGTGCTGCCGGTATCATCAACGTTGAGACCTACGTTGAGCGCAGGGGTGTAATCGAGAACACCAGCCATGGTCAGTGCTGAAGCAACGTCAGCAGAACACATGATGATGTTACCCTTGCCACGACGAGTTCTCTGAGCGATTCTGTTTGCATCTCTTTCGATTTGGAACAGAAGACCCTTGAACTTCTCAACTGACCAACGACCGTTGGAGTCGATGTCGAGATCGAATACACCAGCGGTTGCGGTGTTTTCTACAGCACCCTGTTCAGCAATCTTGTAGATGGTTCTGATAACTTCGCGGTTGATCTCAGCAAGAATCTCGGTTGAGAGAATGTTTGCCAGTTCCGCTTCAGCGTTCAGACCATGGATTGCCTTGAGGTCTTGTGCCAGTTCGAGCGAGTACTCAGCCTTCAGAGCGCGTGACTTTGCAGTAACGGTGACTTTCTCGATTGAGAATGCCATCTGGTTGAAAGCATTGCTTCCAGTACCATCCAGGTTTTCTGCATCACCTGTTCGCATACCCGAACCAACGTTATATGCTGTTGTAGTTGCACTACCAACAGGGTTCAGGATTGCAGGGTTGGTGCCACCCTGAGCAGTTGTACCGATACCAGCAGCGGCATCAGCGAAGCCACCAGTGAGATCGAATCCAGCATCTTGACCAGAGAACGAGGTATCAACTTCGTTGAAGAAGGTCTCGGAACCGCTCTGGTTGTTGTAGCGGGAACGCATTGCGAAAATCAGTCCAGTAGGACCGTTCATTGGTTGAACGCCAGCCAGGTCATAAGCGACCAGGTTAGGCATTGAACGACGGATCAGTGAGATCAGAACTGGGTCGAAACCAGCAGTAGGACCAGCAGGATCTGATGAACCGGTGAAACCACCGTTACCGACTGCCATGTTTGGAGCTTCCATCAGGCTCATGCCACCTGATGAGAATGCTGCTTCCTCACGGAGGAATTTTTCTTGGTTTTCTAACAGGACGGCGGTTACCGCTCTACGATGGGAATCTTTGATTTGATCAAGACCCTCATAGTTGAGGAGTGGTGCCCACTTTTCCTGCAGATGCTCGTTATTGAACATTTGCGTTTACCTTTGTGAATGTTTG